ATTTTCTATAATAAACTATACAGGAACATCTGCAAGTAGTCAATCCGCAGGGCACGGATTATCAGCAGCGCCAGAATTAGTTTTTATTAAAAACCTTTCAGGAGGTGATGGTTGGATAGTTTGGTATCCAAGTGCAGGAACTGATGGTTGGTTGGAATTAAATAGTAATAATGGTTCACAAACGGGAGCAACTTGGGGAGGCGTTCCTACGTCTACACTTATTCATTTACAAAATGGTCCATCAGCAAGGTCAAGCGGTAATGGAAATAGTTATATTGCTTATTGTTGGCATTCAGTAGCGGGTTACAGCAAAGTGGGCTCTTATACAGGGAATGGAAGTGCAAATGGACCAATGGTTGAAACTGGATTTAAACCTGCATTTTTAATGATAAAATGTACAAGTTCAGCTTCAACTAATTGGAGAATATTAGATAGTGCAAGAAACCCTTCAAACCCAATAAATAAAGAGTTATACCCATCTTTAAGCAATGGAGAGGGAACTTATACTGCTGTTAATTTTTATTCAGATGGTTTTCAAGTTATAAATACAGATGTTTCTTATAACACAAATAATGAAACTTATTTATATTTCGCAATAGCAGAACCACCTGAAACAACAACTCCAGTAGTTGCTGATTCATTTAATATTTCAACTTGGACTGGTAATGATAGTACTGTAAATCCAAGAAATGTAGAAATGACTTTTGGCGGTGAAAAGCCTGGATTGATGTGGATAAAAGCAAGAGATAATGGTAATAACAACCATCAATTATATGATATTGTAAGAGGTGCAGGTTCTTCAAAAAATATACAATCTAATGAAAATTATTATGAGGGACAGTATGCATCAACGTACGGTTATTTAAGTAATATAAATACAGACGGATTTGAATTAACAACAGGATCAAGTAATGCTAATTTTGTTAACGAAAATGGTGCAACGTATGTTGGTTGGGGTTGGAAAACATCAGGTTCTTCAGAAATATTAACAGGGTCAGGATCAAATAATGATGTAGTAGCAAGTGTGAATGATAATGCAGGGTTTTCAATATTAACTTATGAAGGAACAGGCTCAAGTGGAATGAAAATTCGACACGGACTTTCAGCTACTCCTGCTATGGTAATAGTGAAAAAACTTGATGCAAACGCTGCGGCTTGGATGGTTTGGGTAGATCAAGGCTTAACAGATTTTGATTATTATTTAAATTTAAACACAAACGGAGGACAAGTTGATTCCGTTGGAACAGGATTTTCTGCTGCTCCTGATGCAAACCTTTTAACTTTTGGAACATCAGGAATTGGTAATGATGCTAATTTAAGATATGTCGCTTATTGTTGGAGAAGAATTTCAGGGTATTCTGGATTTGGGACATATACAGGAAATGGAGGTAGTAATCCAATAACTATAAATGACGGAGGTTCAGGATTCCAACCTAATTTTGTTATGTCAAAACCAATAGGAACAGGTAGTTGGATAATGATAGATAGTGTGAGAGGTGCTAATAAACAATTGTACTCGGATCTTGCAAGTGCTGAAGGCACAGAAAGTGGTAATTCATTTACTTCTACAGGGTTTGAGTTTGGAGCATCAACAGGGGGTAATACAGATTCAGTAGCATATACTTATGCTGCATTTAAAATCAATTAATATGGATTTAAAAGTATGGTCAGCTAATGGGTTTGCAATTCTTTTTTCTTTAATGAATGAAGCTAATGAAATCTTACAGACCATAGTTTTAATTCTTACAGCTACTTATACAATTATATCAATTTACCAAAAGCTAAAAAAATGATGCCAAAAAATGGAGTGGCGAAAGAGATTCGTCATTATATAGGAGCGTTACTTATATTCTTTTTTATAGTAGCTTTGGTTGTAGGTTTTATTCAATTTCCTGTTTTAGATTCTAATAAAGAAGTAGTTATGATGTTAGTAGGTACACTTTCAGCAAGTTTGGCTATGGTCGTATCTACAATTACAGGAAGTAAACCTGATGATATTGAAGCTATGAAAAACAAAGTTGAAAAATTAGAATTAACAATAGAAAACTTAAACAAAAATAAAGACGAATACGAAAAAATGATTATTAACTTACAAAATCAAATGGTCGAAAATTATGATAATATTTTAGATAGAATCATATTAAAAAGTGCTATGGATTTTGATGATAAAAGAAACAAATTATGAAAGAAAAATTAAAAGAATGGTATTTAAAACAATTTGAAACAAACAAGGTTTTGTTTTTTTTAGTACATTTATTTATATTAGTAATTATTATAGGAACAATTTTATAAATGAAATATTTTACAACAAATGAATTTGATTCGCCTGATTATCCTAATAGTGGGATTAATATGGATTCTACTTTTCTCACAATGCTCGATAATGCGAGAGAGTATGCGCAAATATCGTTTAAAATTAATTCAGGATTCCGTACAGCAGAACATAATGCAAAGGTTGGAGGAAAACCGAAATCGAGCCATCTTGTTGGAAAAGCAGCCGACATATCTTGTAATAATTCGAGGGAAAGATACATCATACTTGCCGCTCTTGTCAAAGCAGGATTCAATAGAATTGGCATTGCGAACTCTTTCATTCACGTTGATTCAGACGGAACAGATCAAGGAGGAGATAAATCACCTGACGTTATTTGGACATACTAACACAGTAGGAAACACTTTAAAAATAAATTAATACCTTTGGTTTATGAAGAAAAAGTTTCAAGATACTGCTGTCGGAAAATTTCTGCTTAATAAAATTCCTAACGTTGTTAGCAAAATAGCTAAAGACACTCCTGTTGGTAGTGTTATAGAAGCTATTATTGGTGGTTCTGAAATGTCAGAAGCTGATAAACAAGTAGCATTAGAAAAATTACGACTAGAAAGAGCAGAAATAGACGGAACTACAAAAAGATGGATAGCCGATAGTAGATCAGGATGGTTAGCACAAAATGTAAGACCTTTAACATTAGTATTTTTAACTGTTAGTTATGTAGTGGGTTGGTATTTAAATTATCCATTAGATTCTATTACTGGTCTTTTGTCTATCGTTATTGGCGGTTATTTCGGAAGTCGTGGAGTGGAAAAAGTGTTTGGGAATAAGATGCATCAATAATGGCTAGGAAAGCTATCGTAATTTCTTATATAAAGAAAAAAATTAGGCGTAAAGGAGTACACGCTAAAACAAAAACTAGTAGAGTAAAGTCCAGCAAAAACTACGTTAAAAAATATAAAGGGCAAGGACGTTAATAATTAATCTTAAAAAAATATAAAAATGAGTGATGAACAAACTGTTAGGAATTTAGCTTTAAAAATAGTAAATGATTTTAATAGATCAACAAAACAAAAAACAGATAACCTGTTAGAATTAAATGCAATTATGTACACTAATTTAGGTATAGATAGTAAACAGGTAGAAAAAAACAAAGTTAAATCTGATAGTAAGTTTATTTATAATGAGATTAAAAAGATTGATCCGAAACTTGGAAAAAGTTTTATAGCTAGTATGGATAAATAACTTCTATATATTAGTACTATAATACTATATAAGCACTTATATGAATATTACTTATATATATTAGCACTTATATATATTAGTACTTATTTATAATATATAAAAATATCTATAATAACAAAATAAATGGCAAAAAAAATAGCTAGATCAAGAATAGTTAAGTATTTAGATATTGCGTTTAGTAGATATATTAGATTAAAAAATGCTGATAAAACTGGTTATTGTACTTGTGTAACTTGTAACAGGGAATATCATTATAAAAAAATTCAAGCAGGACATTTTATGAGTAGGAAAAATTATTCTACTAGATGGGATGAAAGAAATGTATATCCACAATGTTATGGTTGTAATGTTATGCAACAAGGTAAACAATATGAATTTAGTTTATTTTTAGGCAAACAGGTTAGCGAAGAATTATTGTATTTAAGTAAAAAAATTGTAAAATTTTCAGACATTGAATTAACAGAAATGAAAAAATATTATGAAAATCTTGTACAGGTTTTAGAAAAGTCGTATGTTTGAGTTTCTTTGTATGTTTTAATTGTTTTAACCAAGAAAGAGGATAGTTTTAATTAATTATCCTTTTTTTTATTAAAAATTTTTTATATCTTTATAGAAAATTAAACAATTATTATGGCAACAGATATTAAAACACCATTAATAGAATATTTAACAAATGAAGATTTAAAAAATATTATTTTAGATAAATCATTATTAGATCAAACTAGAGAACTCGCAAAAAGAGAACTGTTATTAAGAGAACCTGTAAAAGGTAAATCAACAAACGAAACTAAATGACACAGTCGGAAGACATTATTAGACTTTTAAGAACAGAGAATATAGTTTTAAGAAACAGAGTAGAATTTCTTGAAGCACAATTAGAAATACAACACAATAAACAAACAAAAAATTATTATGAACAAAACAGGTAAAATAAAATTTATACAACCCAAAGGAAAAGGACAACCATTTATAGACAAAGACACAGGTCAAGAAATTGTATTAGATAGATATTTAATAGGATTTTCTGACGGTGGAGAATATACGTTTTCTGCTAAAGGAGAATGGAAGCACGATATAGGAACAGAAATAGAATATGAAGTTTCTAACGAACAATATAAAACTGCAAAAAAAGCTAGAGCAGTAGAAAAAAATACATTTGAATTTTCTAATACAAAACCAAGCAATTTTACTTATCCTAAACCAAGCACAAACGATAGTATTATAATGCAAGTTTGTTATAAAGAAAATATGCAAGCGTTTGCAAAAGAAAATAGAGATGTAGTAATGAAAAGAACTGAAGAAGATTTTATATCTTTAAGGCAAATTTTAAATAACATAATAGATTAAAAAATAATTATGAAAAAAATAAGATTAGTAGAAAGTATTAATATGAGAATCCAATTGGAGGATATGAAAAAATTAAAAGAAATTGCAGACGTTAAACGAATGCCAGTTTCAACGTATTGCAGAACAATAATAGGAGAACATTTAAATGAAATAAAATAAATAACATAACAGATGGATAACAAAAAAGACAATTTTATAAACGGATTATATTGCAATAAAGGCAATCAAGACTGGAAACCAGTTAGACTTGGAATTAATGTAGAACAATTTCAAGAAGAATTAATAAAACTAAAACCAAAAGCAAACAAAGGTTTTATAAATATAGATGTATGTTGGTCAAAAGATGGTAATAAATTATATGCTGTTTTAGATGATTACATAGCAAAAGAAAAAGTAACCTCATCACAACAAAACCCTGATAGAGATTTACCGTTTTAAACTAAATGAACCATTAGAGGAAAAAATATTGACGAATATTAAAATACTATTTTAGTTTAACCGAGCCGAGAATAATGTTGCAACTCATACTTCTCGGCTTTTTTTTATATTTATAAAAACTTACAAAGATGATAATTAACTACGATGACCATATACAAAAGATTAAAGATGTTAGAACAGGTAAAATTAAAGAGGGATTAAAACTAGACATACCTGAAATAGACGAATTTTTAAGATTCAAATTAGCAAACTTTAATGTAATACTAGGACACGCTAATACAGGAAAGACTACATTAATACTTTATTTTATGTTATTATATTCGGTTAAACATAAGTTAAGGTGGTTAGTGTTTAGTAGTGAAAACGAACCTTATACATTAATTAAAAAGTTAATAGAATTTTTAGAGGGCAAAGTTATAACTAAAATTGAAGAAACGCATTTTAATAAAAGAAGTGAATGGGTGGATCAGTATTTTAAATTTATTGATCCTAATGAAATTTATTGCTTTAAAGATATTTTAGATTTAGCTAGTGAAATAAAAAAGGGTTGGAATTATGATGGGTTGTTAATTGATCCTTATAATAGTTTAATTAAAAATAAAGAATTATCCAAAAGTTTTAATGGACACGAATATGATTATTATGCTACAAGTGAAATGCGAGTTTTTTGTAAAAAGAACCAAGTTAGTTTGTGGCTAAATACTCACGCATCAACTGACGCATTAAGAAAAAGACATCCTGAAAGACACGATTATTCAGGACATCCAATACCTCCAATGGCTAGTGATGTAGAGGGTGGAGGAAAGTTCGTTAATAGGGCAGATGATTTTATAGTAATACACAGATACATTCAACATCCTACAGAATGGATGAATAATTTAGTGCATATTCGTAAAGTAAAAGACGTAGATACAGGAGGAAGACCAACACCGATTGATGAGCCAATTACTTTAAGAAGTGTAAAAAATAATGTCGGCTTTGAAATAAATGGAAAAAATTTACTAGATTTACCTAAAAGAGTTCAAACTGATATACCTTTTTAAATGGATGGTTACTTTAGTAACTTTGGTTTCAATATACAATTTATACCGTTATATGGAATAGCGATAGGATTTCTTTATTATAATCCTAACCTAGAACCTGATAATGAAAAAACAAAGAAAGAAGATTTTTATGAACAATTAACTTTTATGTTTTTATTATTTGGGATACATATAACTTGGTATAGATTATGACTGTTTTAAATTTAATAGCAAATAAACATAAAGATTGGATTAAGGTGGTGCAAAGTTTTGGATGCAACAAAGACACTGCAGAAGATTTAGTTCAAGAAATGTATATTAAAATATCTTTATTAATTGCCAAAGGAACAGATATAATGTATAATGACGAAGAAGTAAATCATTTTTATATATTTAGAACTTTAAGAACTCTGTTTTTAGATTTAATTAGAAAAGAAAACAAAGTAACTTTAATTGCTTTTGATAGTTTAAATCACAGCTTAAATACAGAAGACCTTGTAAACTTTGAAGAAACTTATAACAAATTTTTAAACAATTTAGATAAGATGCATTGGTACGATAAAAAAGTTTATGAATATATTGATGCAGGAGAAAGTATTGCAGCATTAAGTGAAAAAACAAAAATTAGTTATTACTCACTTTACAACACTTATAGGAAAGTAAAAAAAATATTATTAAATAAATTATGAAACTAGGAGACTTATTAGAAAAAATTTTTAAACACACAGGAATTAAATGGCTTGTTGAAAAAATAGTTATTGATATTTTAGGGTATAAATCTTGTGGGTGTGAAAGCCGTAAAGATAAATTAAATAAAATTTTTAGAAATGATGAATAAAAAAGAATATAATAGTTGGACTGAATTTAAAAAAAGCACTTCTAATAGTTTAATAGAAAATGAAATTGAATTAATAACTAGGTTGCACGCTAAATATTTTAATCATTCTTATTACAAGCCTTGCACCTGTTCTAGTAAAACATATAATTTATGGATAAAGGATTTAAATAACTTATACAAACAAGGTTTTGAAGATTAAAGATGTACATAGATACGAACAAGCAATTATTAAATTTCTAAATTTTGATGGTTGGGACTTACAATGGTGCGGTGGAGGGTTTGAACATTATGACGCTGTTGGAGGAACACCAAAAGGAAAAGAATGTGTTATTGAAATGAAATTTAGAAACAAGTATTATCCTGACAAAATGTTAGAAAAATATAAATATGATGCTTTAATGGATATGCCTTACGATATGGTTAAGTTATATTTTATTAATGATCCAAAAGGAAATTATTTATTTTGGTTAAATGAAATTAAAATGCCTAAATCGGTTGATATGTATTGTCCTGACACTACTTTATGGACTAAAAAAAAGATATTAAAACCTTGTTATTTACTACCTGAAAATCACGCTTCAATAATTAATATAAATAATTCTTTTATATCTTAAAAATTTTTAATAACTTTATAGAGTGAATGATCCTATAAATAAAAAAATGAATAACCTAGAAGAATTAGATTTAACATCCTCTTTGCTTGTTATGCAGGTTATGTTAAAACAATGGATCAAATTAAAACCTAATAATAATGATCTTGCAAAATTTAAAGAAGCATTATTAGAGGTTACTTTTATAACAAATAAAATGATAGTAGATAAAAGAAATTACTATAATATAATTAGTCAGTATCGTGCTGATAAATTAAGAGCCATTCAAAGAGCCGAAAAAGCAGAATTAAAACTTATAGAAAATGACAATAAAAAATAAAATAAAAAATAGTTCAAATCCTGATGCAACAGAATATTGGGTAGAAGTAAAAGATATAAACTACATAAGTTATCCAAAAACTAATGTGATGACAGATGGTAAAAAAAGCAGGCAACCTCATTTTATGTTGGGCGTTAATGATTATGATGATAATGAATATATTTTAAACTTTGATCCAGTAGAATTTTTAAATTGGGTTGATAGAGAAACTTTAGTAAATATTATTAAAGCAGTAAAAGACGACCTAGACGATAAAGTATGATAAAAAGCATAACGTTATTAGATGGTTCTATTTGGGATAAAAACGAACTTATTAAAAATATGGATAACGATGAATTTTACTATAATTTATGTGGCAAAAATATGTTATCAAGCAGTAGTGCTAAATTACTTTTACATTCTTATAAAAAATATTATTACGTTCAAAAGTATGGTTACAAATCTAGTCAGGCGTTAATAGATGGTTGGTTGTTTCATACTTCAATATTAGAACCTGATGTATTTAGTAAACAAATTTTTGTAGATGTAGCGTCAAAAAATACAAAAGCATTTAAAGATGCTAAAAATAAATACAAAGTTGTGTTTACTAAAAAAGAAAAATCAGACGCCGAAAGACTAGCTGATGCCTTTTTAAAAAACCCTGATTTAGTTAAATGGTTAAATAAAGCAGATTGTGAAGTGCCAATAGCAGGTGAGGTTATGGGTATGCCCTTTAGAGGAAAAGCAGATATAATTACAAAAAAAGGAGAAATAATTGATCTTAAAACTACAGTAAACATAGACAAATTTAGAAACTCGGCATTTAATTTTTCATACGATTTACAATGTTATGTATATTGTAATTTATTTAAAGTAGATTATAGTAAATTTTATTTTATAGCTTTGGACAAAGAAAGTTTAGTTCCAAAATTCTGCACAATATCAAAAGAATTTTATCAAAGCGGTGAGTATAAATGTGAAAAAGCAATTAAAGAATATAAAGAAAACGTAAACAAAGACATTAACGAATACTTACAAACAGAAATATTATGAGAAAAAAAACAAAACCAGTCTTACATCAAAGGCGAGAAAGTAAACGTAAAAGCATAACATTTGCACAAAGAATGGCTAGAACATTAAAAAATCTAACAGGTGTAAATGTTTTTGAAAACAGTAGAAGAACAGATGTTATAGAAATTAGATCATTATTAGTTTATATTTTAAGAGAAGTAGAAAATATGACTTATTATAGTATTAGAGATTTCTTTATAGAAAATGGAAAAGCGTATGATCATACTACTGCTATGCACGCTTACAATAACTATTTAATGTTTGAAGAATATAATCCTAAATTAAAAGAACACTTTAACGCAGTAGTAGAAAATAACAAAACAGCTAATAGTAAAAAGCTAGTTGCAAAATCAATTATAGACAAACAAGAAGTTGAAGTAGCAGAATTGTTTACTTATATGATTAATAAGTAAAATGCAATTAGGTATTTTTAAAAGAGATTTTATAGAATATAAGACTCTAGTTTATTGGAATAAAATGAATCTTATAGAAAGAGTTTTTTTTAATTATAAGATTAATAAAAAAGGTGATGTGAAAATAATTAAAAACAATAGATTTATAAAACCAAGCATTTCATTAATGGGATATAAAAGATTAAAAGCGACTTTAAATGGAAAAAGATATGAGTTATGTGTACATAGAGCAGTTGCGTGTACATTTTTAAAAAATAATAATAAAAAATTACTTCAATATGTTAATCATATAGACGAAGATAAATTAAACAATAATTTATCAAATTTAGAATGGGTTTCAGCAAGAGGAAATCAAGTTGCTCGTTTTAAATCTACTCAACTTAAATTACAATTAGATTAATTATATGCTTGATATAAAAATAACAGAAGAAGATATTTTTTATGCAAAAAAAGAAGCAAACGAAATAAATAAAGGGAAAAGTTTAATAGGCAGAAACGGAACAAAAGAAGAACAAATAATTGGTAATATTGCAGAAAATAAAATAGTTGAAATGTTAAATATACCTAAAGCAAATAAAATAAAAGACGATGGATTTGATATAAAAATTAAAAACAAATTTATTGATATTAAATGTATGGGCAGGCAATATAAACCAAAATTAAATTATGTTGCTAATTTTGTGCCAAGACAAAAAGATTATAAAGCAAATTATTTACTATATACATCTTATAGCAAAGTATGGAAAATTTTAACTATTTGTGGTTTAATAGAAAAAGAAAAATATTTTAATAAAGCAGAGTTTTTAAAAAAAGGAACTAAAAGGTATAGAGGAGCAAGCACGCCTTTAATATTAGAAGATG